TTTTAGTTGCAAGTTCATTGATTGTATCATTAACAAAACACACATATTCAAAATTGCGTTTCAATCTTCGCCATTGCATATTATAAACGGCCGCAACTTTCTTAAACGCGTCATCATTAGTCATTTTTTCGCGGTGATTTCCTGCAAGATATACCGCCAATTCAAAATTTTGAGGTCTTTTTTCCATCGTATTGCATTTTGTGGGCCGATTGCCCGGCCCGGGTTTTACTTTATAATTTCGAAATCCTTTACAACAACATTCAATTTGCGGCCCCAATTGTATTGGTCAATCGTGTACATAATGGCGGAAAATTTAAGCAACGTAAAACGAAATCTTCAATCCGCGACGTAATTTGCACACACAACAATCGGACATATCGTTAAACGCACGGTCCAAAAGGCGGTTTGTCAATTCAATGTCATTTACCATCTTGATAAGGCCCGAAACGCCAACAAGCGTATTAACCTTTTGTCCATCGAACATTCCGGAAATCTTGATTTTGTAATTGGCGTTGATTTCGCGGGTAGTGTATTTTAACGTAGCCATTGCTATTTTGTTTTATCGCGGAACCGGCCGCGTCCGTTGGGTTATAACCTCAACCCGGGTACAAAGGTAGTCAATAAAATTTAATTTCCAAAAGTTTTTTTTATAATTTTTTTACATTTTGACCGAAAATAAGTTATTTTTTCCTTTTCTTCGATTTAAGGCACGTTTGCGACACAAGCGGTAAGTTATACCACCTAAACCGTATAACCCCGTAAAATTGCCCGAAAACGGCCAAATCCACATCAAAACAAAAAACCGCCCCAAACAAGGCGGTTTACAGGCCGATAACCTATTGTTGCGTATAAGAACCGGTTTGCGCACAAAGATATAAAAAACCGGCCAAATTTCACAACTTGACCGGCAAACCCTATATGAAAAAAATCTATACACGCCTACCGTTCAATTACGACGTGTTCAACGCCCATTATTTCGGTATGCGGGTTTTTACTGACGACATCTAATTGTCTGTCCTCAATATTGCGCGTTTTCCAAAGAAAGCCCAGGAATCGTTTATACTTGACCGTTTCGGCCAATACTAACGAATCACGATTGGCCAACGTCCCGGTAAATTGTTCAGCCGTTAATACGCCATCAAAATCAAACCACGCATCCCCGCAATGGACCGCAACGGCCGGAACCCTTATCGAATCTCGCACAATTACCACGGTGTCGCGTGGAATGGCCCGTAAATCAATAATGGTTTGTGATTGGGTTTTGTTGACGGCGGATAAATCCCGATTCTTGGCCCTTAACGACCTAATCAATTCGGCATCATCTGCCCGGAAACGTTCATATTCCTTTACCGTCAATTCCAGCGATTGCACTCGGGCCGCATTGAGCGAATCACAAACCCGGTATTTCTCCACGTCCGACAACAACGTTTCTGTATTCCCTTTATAACGGTCCCGTTCGGCAGTTAACCGGACAATTGTTTGTTGCGCCCATATTACCGCAATGGTTGCCGCAAGTAATACGGCAACCACGGCGGCAATCTTAAACCACGGCTTAATCATTCACCGTAAGTCTTTACGTCGGTCGAATTGTAGGCCCATCCGCTTTCTGTACGGTCGTAGGATACAGTTTCACCATATCCGGCGGCATTGTAAGAAAGACAGATACCGCCACCGATTTCGGCTTTGTACGAAACAACGTACAAGTGTTTATCGGTTCCGGTAACTTTGGCAACCTTGTCGCCAACATTCAGCGCGTCAAGTTGCGCGGCCGTCAATTTAGTGATGTCCGTAACCTCTATGGGTTTTGATGCGCCCGCAAGGTCCAACAGGATTTCGGCCAATGCTCCGCCGATGTCAACTTGATTACCTTGACCGGCGATTTTCTCGTTAATTAACGATACGATTTGTTGTTTGTCCATAAGATAATATATTTAATGGGTTAAAGTTTGTTTGCTTTGCAGACCGCAACGGGAAATTCGGAGCGCACATCAAAACACGGGCAATCCTTTACCCATTCGTAACGATTGATTATGCCGTTTCCGTCCTTGTCCGGGCTTGCGTCCCGATGTCCGATTACCTCTATAATTCCGGGGTATTTCTCCATCAATTCATTGACAAGTTTTGATAATGCCGTTTTCTGTTCCGGGGTGCGCGTATCAGCCGAATTGCCGTATTTATCCAAGCCGCCGATATAACAAATGCCGATGGAATGTTTGTTGTAGGGAATGCCGGACAATCCCGCTGTGTTGCAATGCGCGCCGTCCATATTTAACGGCCGACCAATTTCAACGTTTCCGTTAAGGTCAATAACATAGTTATAACCTATCATTTTCCAGCCCTTTTGTTTGTGCCAACGGTCAATGTCCGCCGCCCTGTAATCCACCCCGGCACGGGTCCCCGAACAATGGATAACGATTGCGTCAATTTGTTCCGGCTTCATCTTTTTGTGCATTTTTGAAAGTCATTCCGATTTGGTCCTCAACTTTGAACCGCATAAATTTTCGCAACCACCGGAACAAAGGATGGTCCGATATAACGGCCGCGTTTTCCAAAAACGACCAAAATTCCACGCCGCAACAAAACGACGTGAAATAATTAGCAAAACGTAGTCGCGTTTCCGATACAAACGTTTGGTCCAACATTTCTGCTAACACTATACCAATAAGGATAAAAACGTATTTGTAAATCGTGCGCCACGCCTTTACAGATTCGAATGCAAATTGTTGTTTTGACCGCTTGGCAACTACGGCCGATTTGATAACGCCGGTTATGAAATCCACCAATTCGAAAACCGTCACCGTAATAAACAACGGCAACAAGTTATCAACGAAAACCGAAAAGAACCCGGCAAGGATTCCGGAAATAATCTTTACCGGGTATATCGTGAAATTATGTATCATAATTAGGCACTATGCAATTCGGCATTAGTATAGATAAACGGAGAGTCCATACCCTGCGTTAAGTCGTTATACATTAAAGAATAACGTATAACACCCTGCGACGTAGGAACGGAAGCCCCAATGGGAGTTGCAGTATTAACGGTATAACCCATTACAACAATTGGTACGCAACCGTGCCCCTTGGCATATTCGACCATTTGACGAATGTTCGAAATAATTTCCGCCCACGGCCTATTTGCGTTAGCATCGTTTGCGAACAAGGACAATATAATATGCGTATATCGTTTGGTTGCAAAAACTTTCTCAATCGTTTCCAGGCCATAAGGCGTTTGTTCGCCGCTTTTTCCCCAATTGTCAACGGTTGCGCCTGTTATACGCGCAATCTGTTTGCCGAAGTATCCGCAACCATCGCCAAACGTACCGTCGGGGCGTTCTACAATTTCGTTATCGGGGTCGTCGGGGCAAAGTGCTTCCGCAGTATCCAAATGCGGAAATTGCGTATTTGATGAACCCAGCAAAGCAACTACCGATTTATTGTTTATCGGGCGTACTTGCACCAAATCAACATAAGTTTCGTGCAACGTCATTTCGGTAATCTTTATTCGGGACATCGTATTATCCGGCATTGTAACAATCACGTTTACGCCGTTATAATACTTATCATTCAATTCGAAAATGTAGGAATCGGCATATTGAGAAACATTTTTTGTCCCGATAATGTTACCTTCAAAGTCCTTGACGGTCAGACTAACCGCGCCATCGTATCCAGGTTCACGCGAACAATTAATGCGCAAAAATCCCTTGAAAGGATAATCCGCATTTAAGGGGAAAGTTACTTTTGCCCCATTCGGCGCGTCCTGTGTAATTTCATAAAAAGTGTTATAAACAGGTCCGTTTGATGGAATCGCTGCAACGTATTGAATTTGACAACGGTGATATGCCGCGCCATCAATAGTTAGCCCGTCTAATATAGGCGTACAAATAGTAACGCCGTTCGCGTCCTTAATCACGGGGTCAAGATAATTTGCGGCGGCTTGACAGAATTGCGCTGACCAGCCCCCCGCGAAAACGTCGCTGAATGGCTCTTTCGTTTGCAACTTGTCGCATAATATCTGTGCCATTGCGCGGTATCCGTAGGGAGAAAGATGTATTCCTCCCGCACCGTTAACAGTATCGTGCAAAGACTGCATTTCCACGATATTTGCGCAATTGATGTTCCGGCCGAAATCGTAAAGTTTTGTTATAACGTTTCCCGAAGCGGCGGAAAAATACACATTGTAATATTTTCCGTCCGACATCTTGCACGAAAGAATGACCGTATTAACAATACACGCGGCATCTTCGGCCGAAAGAGTAACCGAATTTTGCGCGGTCGAAACAGGAATGAAATTGCCAATTTTCGTTGCAGTGCTTTTTCCCCAAAGTTGTTGCGTCATAGTATCTACAAGACGCACCCCATTATAGTACGACGATGCAAGGGCGGCATTACGCATCTTGTAGAAAGAACTTATCTTATCATTAACGGTCTGTATTTCTGTCAAAACGTTAACAGGAACAAGTTGACGGATAGTTAACGACCGGGGTAAAAAAGTTGATTGGTCATTATAACAAACGCATCCGACATATTTTCCGGCACGAACCGAAAATGAGCCGCTTTGCCCGGCAATCATATCGGCTATTTTCGTATAACTGCCACTCAACGCGGGTAAAGCATCGGAAACAACAATTGCGGCCGCATTTAATGTATAATATCCTAAAACGTAGTCAATAATACAATCATTATTAACCTGGAAGTAATATACCTCAAACCCCGAGTTTGATGTAAAAACATTGTTGTCGCGTGATGCAATGATTCCGGAAACGTGACCATCATAACCCGGAAATGCAGAAGCCGGGCCGGGTGTCAATAGATTACCCATTTGGATTTGTGCAACAAGGTCCTGTAACGCGCTTATTGACGCGTCGTAATCTTTACCCACTTGCAAAGAATCACTTGTCCACGAACCGTTATATTTCAATATGCCTATGTATCCGTCGGGAATCGTTACGGCCCCGAAATTCGGGAATGTACCGGGGCCGCAAATATAGAAAACATTTTGGTCCGGCGTTCCGGGGGTGGTCCCCTCTTGCGCCACGCCTGCAAACTGATAATCCGCACCCAAAGATGTAATCATTGCCAACAATGATTGTTGCAATACGGAACCGGTAATTTCTTCGTTTCCGTTTGTCTTTATTACGGCCTGTATAGCCCCTTTTAATGTCGCATAATTTGCCATATCCAATTGCTTTATTAGTTGTCGAAATCGTTATTGAAATCGTCGTTAAAGTCGCCCCGTAGGGCTTTCGTAAAACCCAAGCCGATTTTCTTTGCGACGGTTGCGGTGTCAAATACCGCTTCGACGGCCGCGACGTCGCCATTGCCTTCCCATTCGGGAGTAATCAAAAAAGTGTCCAAACTATAACGTTTGCCGTGATATTCAATTTCCGCGTAATCGGCCATACGGATAAAGCGCATCACGTCCAACAGATATTCGGACGCAAGGAAATTGAACCTATAACGTTTTTCGGAAATCTGCTTCGTCGGAAAAAAATATCCGTCCCTTGTTTCGCCCTCTTCTTCAAACGGGTATTCGGGTTTGGCTATGTCAGATTGCAAATACAATACGTTTTTGAATGCAGGATTTTTGTAAACAATCGTGCCGGCATCCATCGTAAAATCGTCATTGTCCCACCACGTTAATTTCAAGTACGGTTCAATATCGTTTACGACCGTGAATATTTCCGAATAATAATGCGTGGACCCTATAAGCATATCAAGATAATAACGGCCGTTACTCATTGATGCGAAAATAGGGACGGAACCGGGAAATACCCACACGTCATAACCCAGCGCGGCAAATTGCTTTTTTGTCGTCGCGTTCTTTACCTGGGTCGTTACCGAACTCACTACCTGATTAGTATTGCCGTTCATTAGGGTAACGGCATTGATGGAATCGCTGGCGTGTTCCTTAATCAATTGCCACGGCAATAAATATCCGGCTTGTGTAAACAAGGGATATACACGCCCATAAACCCACCATTTACGGGCGTTCTGTTCTTCGATGGACGTGTACCACGGTAATACTGATAGATTATTATTCGGTATCATACATCAACGTTGCATTTGCGTTTCTACTTGACAAATTTACGGACAATTTTTCAATAACGCCGTTACCCAAATTTGTTTTGACTAATTCCATTAAATCCGGGTCCGTTAAGGCCGGAAACCTTATTGTTTGATTTCTTAATTTCTTCGTGCCCTGCGCTACATATTGTTCACCGTTAATCGAATAGTTGGGCGCGGGCATATCATACGCGTAATACTGTTGCAGGACCATAAAAGCAACATAAGCATTTTGCAAATAATGGTCGTTATAGTCGTGAACGTAGTTGTAATATGGCAACGCCAATTGTTGCGGCGTAATGGAATATACCGTTACCGTTGCGCCTGCCGTTCCATAATTGAATACTATTTTCTGCAAATTCGGCACAATAACAATATCAACATATTGCGTATTTGTGTTAATCGTAACGCCGAATCCCGTATAAGCGTGTCCGTCGTATTGGTATCCATAAACAACACCCGCCGACAATTTAAGGCGTACACGAGCCGTCATTCCGGCGTATGCGCTTCCGTCCACGTCAAATTCGGCGCGGCCGCTTGAATCCAACGTTAATACTTCCGTTTCGGGTAAAATGTTCTGATATGCCGCCGCGAGCAACACAAAACCATCTTTTGAAATTTCGCCCGGATTCAACAGGATATAATCAATATCGGACGTGAATTTTGCCACGTCAATTTGTTCGATATTGTCCGGATTGACATATTTTGACAAAATTTCAATCGGGTAGCCCTCAAATAATTGTGTTACATCATCCATCCATCCGAATTGATAACGCGCCGCCATATTAGGTTTATCAAACTTATATTGATTCCGGGCAAAAGCCCATTTTTTGCCACTCCGCGTTACTTCTTGCGTTGTTAAGTCAATTCCCACTTCGGGCGCATCAGAATAAGAACCACCATTGCGGAAATATTGTATATGCTCAACACGGAATCGGTTTTGGTCGTCAACGAACCAATAACAACGGAAACAATCGCGCAACATATCCAACACGTCTTTTAACGTTATCGGGGCTTTCTGCGCGGGCTGGTCGTACCCGGCCGAAATGATATTTGATTTCGGCGTAATCAACAAAGTTTGCGTTATCCCGATTATGTTTGTTTCTCCGTATAGAAATTGCGAATAATCCGTAGTTGCGGCGTGAGTTATCCCCGGCGCAATCTGTGCCAATAATACAGATAGAACCGATGAAAGCGGATAGGCGTGGCGAATAATAAACGGTTGTCGCCCCGATGCTTCTACAACCCAATTATATGTTGTGAAAGAAAACCATATAGAAACACGGCCCCAAGCATTGCGAGAAATCGGGAAAAGCTCATATCCGGGCATGTTAGGTTGCCCATAATATTGCCCCGGTTGATACAATCCCCATTGATTCGGCGTAGTCGTCAGTCGCGTTGAAAAATATATTGTTTCGGGAAATTCGTACCGAATCATACGGGTATAATTTCGGTTATTTTCTACTATATCATCAGCCGGAATCGGAACCGTATTGTTCCCGCGAATTGTCAATGTATCACAAATATATCGGGCATACACCGGAAAATCGTGAACATACAGAATAACATCCCCCGTTACCCCAGAACCCGAAACAGGCGTTAATGTTAATTGTACGGGCAATTCGGGGGGAAGTTGATTCGATTCGCTATATCGCCATAGTTCTGCATCATCTGAAATCCTTATAATACTCCACGAAAAAAGTGAACCTGTTGAACCCGCCCCAAATGTATATACTAATTTATACGTTGATGAACCGGCAAACTCCGTTCTGCCTTGTAAACGTGGGTTAAATCTTCCGCTTGCGGGGGTCGTTCGGCTAAAAAATTCGGGCAATTGCAATGATGGTGTGCCCGAAACTTCCGCCATTGTCATAACTTTGTTTAGCGCAAAACACAAATACGCCAACTTGTTTACCGTCTGCCCCTCAACTTCCACGGTGTCGGATTCGCTTGTAACCTCGCATTCCTGTTCCCACCACATACCGGAAAGAAAACAACCTACTACGGATTGCCCCGGAACATATACCTGTATTAACGGCCGTTTATCGGCCTTTACCTGTACGATTTCCGGGGCTAAATCAATTAAGTTGTATTCCTTATCCATACCGGCTAATACGTCGTTATATTGGTCATAGACGGACGGTTGTACAACAACCATCTGCGTGTCCTCGTCAAACTCACAATCTGTTTTCCAAAAGGTCCCACGCCAATATATCGCCCAGGTTTGACCGGCATTGTAAGAAATTGAAATTCTTAATAAAAATTGCGTGTCGAATGCTTTTGTAACAATGAACGTGTAATCTTCGCTTTCAAATGTCAATTTTCCGGACAATTTTGCCCGGAAAAACTCTTGATTGGATTCCTTGGAAAATTCCTTTGCCAAATCATCTTTATAAATCGGATACACACGTTTTGTTATGTTTCCGGCGACCAATTCAAATTTATAAATCGGATTCATTTTGCGGTAACTTTTCGTGTAAGATTCTTATACCTGTAAATTACATTGCCTTGACCGTCCACGTATTGCGCCCGGTCCCCTTGCTTACGGATTGCGGAAACATCCTTTTCCAGCGCGGAAACGTCCGTACTTCCGCCGCCAATCATTTGCACGGCTAACCCTGCCATTGAAGCATTTGCACGTTGGTAACGGTCCGCAAAAGTGCCATCATTGAACGAATTGATAACATCGGGGATAATGTCACGATAACGGCGTGAATTGCGTTTGTTGATAACGGCGAAAAATTCGCCGCCCTCTGCGCGTCGCCGGGTTCCATCGGCCTTCGTTCCCAAATCAATATCGTGACCGCTTGCGTGACTTCCTCCCTGCAATAATTCCACCGTACCATCCCCGTATTGTTCCGTTTGTTTCGCCACCTGCATCGCCTTTATTTTTGCAGCCCCGAACGATGCCCACATTGCAGCAATAGCCGCAATTGCAAGGATGGGACCAACGATGTGAATACCGGATAACGACGACCATATATTTGCGGTAGCCGTTACCAAACTTGACGCTTGCGTAATGGTATCAATGGCCAATTGTGCTTTTTGGGCCTTTTCCTTTTCCTTTAACGCCTTTTCTTGGTTTTTCTTGGCCAAGTCTAATTCCTTTTGCGCGGTCGTGACCTCATTGGCATAACCAGCGTTCCGGGCTTCTATTTCCGCTTCCAAAGTCCGTTGCGCCGCATCCACTTGGGCGTTGGCCGCATTAACGGCGGCTTCCGCAACTTGATTCCAAGAATCCACCAAAGAATCAATTGAATCTTTGACGGCATCAATGGCCGTGTTCAATGCGCTTTGTTGGTCCGAATCCAACCCAATACCCAACAATTCATACAGATTGTTGTAACCCAACTTCTTCGTTTCTTTCTCAATTCCGTCAATGGTTGCTTTAATAGCGGCAATTTCATCAGCAGTCATTTTTTCCGTTGCCGTTTCATTGAGTTTCAAAATTGCTTCCAATCGGGCTTTTTCCTGTTGCAACTTAAACAACGTTTTTTGACGTTCGTTTTTGTCCAGCAAATCAAATTCCGCTTGGGCCAAATCTTGCGATGCGGCCAAATCGCGTTGCGCTAATTTATTATTGAAATTAGCCGATTCCCTCAAACGCAATGCGTCGTATTTCGCGTTAATCGCGGCTTCGTCTTGACGTATTTTTTCGTCTTTCTGCCGGTTCTGCTCAATCTCAATTGCGCGTTGTTTTTCGATATTATCCAAGCGTAATTCCAACATACGTTCGGTTCCATCTTCCGTTATAGCAATTTCCAATTGTATTGCCTGTTGCTCGGCCTGCAACCTTTGTACGTTCATCTTCGATACCTCGTTATTAAACGCCTTGACCGCATCCACACGTTGTTTGTCATACTTGGCATTTATAGCGGCTTCGTCTTGGCGTTCGGATTGGGTTTTTTGCCGGTTCTGTTCTAACTCCAATTGCCGTTGCGCTTCGATTTTATCTTGACGCAACTGCAACATTTTTTCTGTTCCGGCTTCCGTTATGGATATTTCCAAATCAATGGATTCGATAACCGCCCGGCGGTCCGCAATGCGTTGTTTCTTGGCCGCTTCAATCGCTTTCTTCTGCTCCTTGGTCAACTCTTCCTTTTTACGATTGTTGCTCTGCTGCGCGGCTTCATCCTCGCGCTCCCTTTGTCGTTGGCGTTCTTCCTCGTCATTTTTTATTTGTTGGTTAACTACATCTTGCGCCCGTAATGCTCCCTGCAATTGGGCTTCAATATCTTCAACGGCTTTTGCCCTACGTGCAACGGTAATTGCCAATATTGACGGGGTATCGGCTAATTTCTTATACGCATCGGCCAACTTCTGTTGCAAATCGCTTATAACTTTGGCGGATTCATCTTTTGCCGTTTGTGCGGATTGTTTGGCCAAGTCTTGGAATTGCTTAATATAAGTGTCAGCCCATTGTGCCGTTGCCGTTTCGACGGGGAATAACAACGCCTGCACCTTACCAATCAACACGGTCAAATCATCAATGGTATCTTTGATTGCGCCACTTGAATTTTGGAACGCAAGCGTTAACCCTTCCCACGCCGATTTTAGCAATTTCGTGGACCCCTCGACGGTATCCAAACGTTCCGTTTGTATGCGCTCCAACTCTCCGTCCACATCTTCCAAACTTACACGCAATTCCCTTGCGGATTCTGCGCCGGATAACAGGGCCGCAAATGCCGCTACGCTTCGTTTGTCGGTTAACTCTAACGCTTCATTCAAATCTGTTCCGGATTTGCGCAATTCAATCAATCCGTTAATGATTTCGTCAAAGGTTTTCGCCGGTCCGCCCATTGCCTTTGCTAACTTTCCGTTTGCATCGGCCAATTTCAAAATTATATTTCGGGTTGCAGTTGCCGCGCTTGAAGCATCAAAGCCCGCATTTGCTAATGCGCCCAATAGGGCAATAGTATCTTTAACTGACAATCCAAACGCATTTGCAACCGGGAATACGGTTCCCATTGAATTTTGAATACGGGCAAAAGACAATGCGGATTTATTCGTAGCCACGGCCAACGTCGCTAATGTTTCTTCCGTTTCGGCCGACGTTAAATTAAAAGCCCGCAAGGTAGAACCGGCTACGGCGGCGGCTTCTCCAAGGTCCGCCCCGACTGCCGTTGCAAATTGCAATATGGGCTTCTGCATCGCAATTATGGAACCCTGGCCAAATCCAAGTTTTGCCAATTCAGTTTGCAATTCTACAACTTGACGTGCCGTATATTCTGTCGTACGCCCCAATGATAACGCGGAATCCGTTAACGCTTTCATCCCATCCCGCGTTGTTCCCAAAATCGTGGATAGATTAACGTTGGCCTGTTCAAATTCCCGCATCGTTTTCTCGGCCCCGGTCAGATACCGGACAAACGACATTGTAATACCTACAACGCCAAATAGCACCGTAGAAAAACCCTGCACCGCCTTTGATGCTAACGGCAAACTTGACGCACCAATTGTATTTAATTGAGAACGCATATTGGAAAAGCCCGTCACTACTTGATTGATGGGACCGGGCAACGCCTTTAATGCGTTTTGATAATGGCCAACTTCCAACGTATATTTGCCGGTCGCCTGTTGCAACCGGCTCATTTCCTCATATATCAATCGGGTTTCAGTTTCCAATTTGCGCCCGGCTTCTGTACCTTTCCGTTCTTCCGCCGACATTTCGTTTAACCGAATCTTGTTAAGACGGTATTGGGCCGAAAGACGATTGTACGAACCCTCTTTGGAATTGTTAAGTTCTACAACTAATTTATCAATACGTTGTTGCTCTTTAACGGCCTGTATAACCTGTTGACGACGGCGGTAAACTTCACTTTCCGCGTCATTGCTCTTTTTGTATGCCGCCGCCAATTTATCCGATTCGGTTGTAAGCGATGCAATTTGTTGGCGTTGCTCCTCTGTTGCTCCGGATAGATTACCCATTGTCTTGGCCGCTTCTGTGGCCGCGCTCTTTATTTTTTCCTGTGCGGATTCATACTTTGCAATCAGCGCATCCAATTGTGCAATAAGATTAGTAATTGAGTTATCCGGCGTAATCAAATCGCGGTAATAAATCGGGTTCGGATTGTCCATAACTTATTTTCGTTAAAAGTGCCGTATTTCGGCGTTTGTTTTTACAAATGGTAAATTATACGTCTTGTTGCCTTATCGTCGCAAATTGGCCTTTTTTTGGGCCTTTTCCGCCTTTTTCGCCCGTTCCTGTACAAAATCGAATGCGTTGTAAAATTCCAAAACGGAATAATCCTTGGGTTTGACGTGCAATTGTTCTGACAAAACCAAACACAAGTTTTCAAATTGGCGGTCAAATTGAATCTCCACGCCATCGGAACCGGCAAACGCTTTCGGGTTACTGTATGTTACCAACGCGGTCGTTAACTTCTCTATTTCCGGGGTAGTGTCCGGATTCTTTACGCCCGCAATGATATTTTCAAGCACGGCCAAAGTCCGTTTTTTCAACAAATCGTAATATTCCTTTATTTCGGAATCTGCGAACAATGCCGGAAAATATAACCTTAATTCCCCGTCAATTTTTTTTTTGACCGCATCCAATTGGGCGGTCAAGTCACTTTCCGGCGCATCGCTTAACGCTTCGGTGATTTTCGCCAAACCATCATCGGAAATGTCAGTACATTCCACGCCGTCCAATTTGGCAACCAACGCGGCAAACGCACGATGCTTCGGGCTTAATCCGGTTTGGATAAGGTAAACCGATTGGCGCAAATTTTCCAATTCCTGTTGCGCTTTTTCCGTCTTTCCATCCATAAGGAACCGGCGCGTTTTCTCAATGCGTTGGTCAAATGCGGTTATATCTGACCCAATCCCCGCATCAATCAATAACAACTTCTGATATTTATGGAAACGCACAATCGGTAATTCTTCGATTGTGTCGTACATTTCCACGGTATGTTTTCCAATCTTTACAGTTACCATAATTCACGCGCAATTACTGTTGAGCAAAACGGCACGGCCAACAAAACCCATTGACCCGTGACCAGGCACAAAGTTAACGAAATAACTACGGAAACCCACCAAGAGCAACAGAATTTGCAATTGAACAGTTGATTAAAAAAGTCATTCGGCGCGTGAATCTGCAACCATTCCAACCAATGCCACTTAACGGCAAGCCCCAAAAGGAACGCGGCCGCTAACGAAACGACCGCAACCCAACAAACAAATTCAATTATCATATTTCCAAATATAATTTCCGGCGGTTTTTCTCTTGCCACGGCAACACGCGCCAATATCGCCTTTGTTTATTCCGGTTTCCCGACTTGCTTCGTGTACGCCGCCATAACATTTAACCAAATCGCCATTTCGCGTATAACACAAAACACGTTTCGATAATGGATTGATTTGTAAAACTTTTTCCATATTTATTCAAAACAAAGTTCATCAAATTCCAATATCCCATCAAATCGCACACCATAATACGGGTGCATTAGAAATTGATTGTCAATTTCCGAAAGAGTATAACCCCGGTAAATATTTTCGGCCCGTTCATATATCTTGTTCAAGATGATACGCCCGTGGGATAAATGCCAACCGGCGCGGCCGTTCAAGACGCGCAATATTTGCGCTTTGATATATTCCGTATTCCTGTTGGACGGTTCGTTATAAACACGGGTTAAGTCGAACCAAACAATAAGGCCGAACGGGGCTTTGATTTGCCGCGCCCACGGCCCCGCATCAATCGTTTGCGGGTCCTCTATTTCGAAAAACGCAAAATTACCTATCTTGGAATCGGGCGACGTTTCGATATAATCATTTTCGTCGTGACCGTTCCACCCGCCACAATAGACATTCGGCGTAATAACCTTTTTTCCGTTTATCAATTTCGTAATGCGCTGGGACCGGCCAAAAGCCGCATCCAACCACGATAGGTTTTCCACCAATCCGTTTTGTATTTCCCCGATTACCCGGTCAAGCATAACCGGGTTTTTTATTACGGGTGCGTTTGTATTAGACATAAAGACGTGATTTTAATTCGAACAATAATTCATCGTATGCGCCGCGCTGAACAAATACGACCATCCAATTTTCCATCATAAGCCCGAACGTGTTAATTCCATACTTTGCCACAATACCGGCCGAATATGGAGTTGTAGCCACGATTCCCACGGTATCGGCGGCAAATTGTACCCCTAATTCATCGTGAAATCGGCCGTTAATATACAGGTTTGGCGCATCGGGGTTTCTGTTGGCCGTGTACGGATAATTGATACCGTCTTTTTTCCACGCGGCATAACGTGCGGCGGATTCTGCACTACGGAAATATCCCGACGGTTTCAAATCTTCCGAATAATAAGGGCGTATTTCTTGGCCGTTGGCGGCTAATCCTTGAAACAACTGTTGTTTTTGCAATTCCAAAATATCGTCGGGGTGCTTAACGACAACGTTACGGACCATTTCGCCGGTCTGCAAACCGTCGTTAACGTCCGCAACGCGTTTCCGCAAGTCGTTTAATATTCCCATTTTTCGTTTTTGGCCTATTTTGGGCTATTTTAGGACACTTTAACAAAAAGACGGATAATTTATCATCTTTCGGCTAAACGCCCGTTATACGCCATTTCTTGCAAAATTAACTTATACCGTGCGATATTTAACGCCGTGATTGTTGCACTGCAAACATATTCGGTCCAGCCCTCGCGTGTCAAGCGACAACGCCCTGTACGCCTGTTTCAACTCATACCCTAACCCGGTTGCGCGGCCCTGCGGTGCGCCATCAAGTTCGTACAACAATTCGTCACGGGTAACGTTAACTTGATTTCGGTTAACACGCACATCGGGATTCATCGCAATTGTCCGCAAGACATTTGCCGCGACTTGTTTCTGAATAACCGTTGCAAAGATGCCGCGTTGCGAAATAATAAAATCCGTCAAATCGCATCCTACGGATATTTCAACGTTCAGCCCGTAATTCATCGTATTGGTATATCCGATTTCGGCAATATCAAACATTTCCGGGTAATCGTGGAAATCCAACGGTGCGTGAATCCCGAACGGCGATACCTGCAAATACTTCGTCAGTTGCCGCCAAGATTCAATCGAACCGCCAAGACAGGTTTGGCACGGCTCCACGGACCAATCTTTCGACACGTTCAACGCCTGCATTCCGGCGGGCAATTCGCTTTGATTATAGCAAAGGAACCAGGCCCCGCCCGAATCATTGTCAGTTCCGATATATGGCAAATAAATCGGTTCCGCTGGCGTAAACCATTGGAAGCCGCCGTTAGTATTGGTAAACGCCAAATCTATTACGCGCATCGGCGCAACTTGCGAAGAATGGAACAAGTATAGACGGACCGTGCCGGTTCCGCCAATCATTTGCAATCCGATGCGCTCTATTTTCGTGGTAACTCCCATTGCCCGAACCGGCACGATTTCAAAGCCTACAATCTTTCCGGTCGGTTCGATTGTTGCGGCCAATCGCGCCGCCCCGTCAAAAAACGTGCGTCGCTCCAAAAGATTGCGCGTTTCCTGTTGCAACTGCTTTTCTTGCAAAAACATTTGCACGGCCGTATTGATTCCGTTAACGGTCAGTTGACGAATGAAATCAGAAATCATTTCATATTTAACCCACGCTTCCGCAACATCTGAACCGTAATCGTTATTGAAATCATTATTAAAGTCACTTAACGGCCCGGGTTCAATTCCCGTATTTTCACGCGTGGCAATCCAAACAATACCATCGTGAAGCACTTTCGAACCGCGTTTATAGGTTAGAATCTGATTCCACGCGGGATAACTATACAAATAATCATCCGGCATAATTGCGCGGATATTTGCCAATGTACAAAGGGGATGCGCACCTTGGAATGTTAACCCGCTTTCCGATTGACACAATTCGTTATCAATCTGCTTTTCCGGGTTATAGTCCTGTTGCCACCCCACAACGGGCAATAATGCCTTTTGAATATCGTATAAACGTATCATAGATTTCCGTTTTTCTTTCTATGTTTTTCGAACGTGTAAACTTTTTTGCAATAAAAAACGGGGACGGGGTTTCTTGACCCGTCCCCGCGTGGCTCAATTCAGATATGCCGGATTAACCCTGCACGGCGGACGTGTACACGGGGTTATCTTCGCCGTTCACGACCTCAACAGGAGTTGCAAACGGGTTGGCGGTTCCGGGCGCGGCAACTTCAACCTTTATGATAGGGTTGGCCACGGTTCCGGGTGCGCTATTGTACGCAACCAAGAACGCGATGTCCACGGAGAAGCCGAAATACTCTTTGACATTGCACACCATATCGGCGGATGCGGCCCCGGCAATACCGGATTGGTCGCCGACGGCGGTATAATAGTGTGACCCTACGGGCAAGTCAATGTAAGGCAGACGCACAACGTCCCATTCGTGGAAATTGGCGCGGGTGCGGTTCAGTGCTTCACGGTCAACGCGGGTAAGTACGCCAACGTTTCCATCTGCAACAACATAACCGGTTGCGAACACGCCCTGCTCATTGGTAATATTGTTAGTGTAGTGGAAAACCTTGTTGTCATACTCCATACGCTTGTTGACATCATTGTAAATGTCGTGTTCGGCCAACTTGCGGACAAGCGAATCGAATCCGGCACCGCCAATAACGTGCAACATTTCGGGATAGGCATTTGCACGCATCATCGCGTTCAAATCCGACAAAAATTCCATACGGGCGTTCCAAGGAATCTGAACGGAATTTGACGTAATGGTGTAATACAATTGGTCCTTGAACACTTGGGTTTTGTTCGCTTCCAAAGCGGCGATTGCCTGCACGTCCATTGCGGTTGCAAGAGCGCGGCAAACTTTCTCCATCTTGCGGGCGAAATCGTGTTCGTAGGAAATTTCATTGTTGCGATAGAGTTGGGGAACCATAGTGAAGCCAACGGCCAGAGTTACCCAATTCACGGTGTACAATGCAGATGTGTTTTCGTCGTCAGCAATGACGCAAGAACGGACGTTGGAAACGGTCACGTCGCCATCATAGTTGATAACGGGGATTTGCACCGTGTTTCCGATTGATTCAAACGCACGGTCGCGCAAATTAGGGTTGATAATGGAATTTGCGGCGTTAGTTTGCTCAATGAAGAAATCCAATGCGCCGTACTCCAACGGGCGGGCCATATTACGGTCAAATTCCGGGTTTTCGACACGCCAATTTTGCAAACGGGTTGCGATAAGTGACATAATACGTAAAGTTTTAAGTTGTTAATTTTTGCCGGATTGACCCTTTACCCGGTTATTTGTTCCTGTTGTAAAAAACGGCCGCAAAGTATGCACGTTTCCGTTCGCCTTGCGGCCTTATTTGTTATCGGATTGGTAACGCCTTTATTGCATCGTGGTTGTCTTTCCACGCCTGTTGCATTGCGTCGTTAAAATCCTTTGAGCCGTTGACCTTGCCCGCCGCCATCAATTGTTTTGCAATGATTTCGTGGGCTTCGTCCTGGGTACGCGCCCCGGACAAATCAACTGTTCCACCCGAACCGTTAACGTCCTTTCCGCCCTGGGTTCCGGCCCCGGTCTGCTTGCGTCCTGCTTCCAGCACTCCCATCGCTGAAAGTTCCTTGGCGACCAATTCCGCCGCCGTGAACGGACGCAGATTGTTTTCCGGATTGCGCTTTACCGCGCCGTTTTCCATAAATGCCAAAGTCTTGCCGCCGTTCCCATCGTCAATATATTCCGGGTTCATTGCCTTAACTTTTGCAATGGCTTGTTCAGTCAAAACAGACGTGACAGATGCGGGCAAATCGGCCTTGAATTTCAAACCGGCAGTTGCTTTCGCAAATTCGCCGTCAATCTTCATTCCGAACAAGGCTTTTTCGTGTTCGGTCTTGGCCGTATCGTATTGGGTTTTCAAGTCGGTAAATTCTTTGGTCACGTTCGCCAAATCTGCCTTGGCCTTGGCCAATTCCTTTTTGGTTTCCGCGTCCGCGCCACCGTCTGCAATAACCTTTTCCAAACGTGCCTTTTCTTTGGTCAAATCGGCAATCTGTGTCTGCAATTGCGCGGCGTTACCCGCTTGGCCTTTGATTTCGCCAATAACACGTTTGGCGTAATCATACGTTTTTTCGGCTCCGTTTTTAGCGATTCCGGAAGCGGCCAATATATCCGCATCCAAACCGCCGTAAATTTCGCCGGTTTTTTGTCCGATAACCGCCGTTTCGTCATTCTTCGACATTTCGACGATTGTGGTTTTCTGTTCTTCCGTCAAGCCCGACAATGCGGCGTTGGCGTTCAAAAGTTCGGTTGTAAGTGCCATAATTCTTTCCCTTTGAATTTTTGGTTAAAATGTCAATTTACGGTATCGCCAAACAGGTATTTATGCGGAAATCGTTTCGGTCGTAGTTACGGTCTGCAATTCTGCGCCACCGAAAACGAACGTATAGGTACGGGTTGTGCTGACATCGGCAAAGGTTGCCGCAATACACTTCGATACCCCAGCGGCGGAACGTTGTACGACATCAAGTATTGTTCCGGCCTTGAAACATTGTATCAACTTGGCCTTTTGGTCCTCCGAGAAAGTCCCCAAAGTGGTTACGTCAATAAACAAATTGTCCTGTTGTGCGATTTGTGCCATAATGGTAAAAAAAGTTTGTTGTTAATCCTTGTTTTCTTTGGCGGGACGGCCCGGTTTTTTTTCTTTTGCATATTCGGGAACGTCTTTCGAATAATCCGGGGTATCCGTCTTTGTTTTAGCGGCCTGTTCGGCAAGTGCCTTGGCTACGGCGGCGGCTACGGCGGCATCAAACTTTGCTTGTTCGGCTTGCGCCTTTTGCTTGGCCTGTTCTGCGGCTTTCGCCTGTTGCTCTTTAATCCATTCGTTCGGGTCGTGCAATATCGTTATGTCGTAGCCCTGCTTGCGCAAACTTGCGTGTACGTGGCTTTCAAACGTCTTGCGTCCGAATTTTTGGACGCGGGGCCTGGAAAGTTTCTTGCCGGTTTTCGGGTCGTATTGCACGACCTCAATAACGGCGTGGTAGTCCTTTTCCTCTCCCTTCGGAACAATGTAATTGTCCGGTGTCAGTTTTTCAATCGGGGTATCTCGCCCGTCTTTTGTAATCATCGCTTTACACGGTTTTATTGTTAAACTTGGGCCGGTTCCGGTTTCTGTTCTTCGGCATATCGCCGCAATTCGGCCATAATAGTTTCTATCTTGCGCTTGTAGTCAATTTCCGAACCGAAATCCAATATATTCGTGTTCTCACGTTCGAATCGGCGTACAAAGTTGGGAAAATTCAACTTAATTCGCAAATCCGTTTCGGGAACAAGATTTTTGGAAAACAAATCCGTAACTTCTACACGCGAAAGGTGGCGCAACGGTTCAAGTTCGGCCAATATCAACATTCGGCGTAATTGTACCGGGTCGTTCCTGTATTCCGTTTCCAAAATTTGGTTCTGCATCATATCCAATTCGGATTCAGACGCGCCGGATTCCTTGGCCGCTTTATAACGCGCCCTTAATTCATCCGGGGAGTACAAGTAAAATTCCGTCCCATAATTGATTTTTGCCGAAATGAAATAACGCCCATAACGTAACCGGCAAACGGTTTCATCAGCCCATTGTTGCGCGGCTTCAAAACCCTTTTTAACCCGGTTCAGCACAGTTGTTACACTTTCGAAATTCGCCCGTACCTGTTGCTCATTGAACGCGTCACGGTCCGTTACGATTTCATCTTGACCAACTACGGCCGTAATGATTTCTTCACGTAACCGCTTCTGCTCCCCTACGTTGTAGTCAAGCGCGTTGCGGTCAACGGTCAACATCTGTACAGGGTTGCGCAAATCGGGTTGGTTTTCCGCTTCATTGGGTACAGGGATTTCCACAAAGGACCCGGCCCCAATTATGCGTTTATTGCCGCATTTAGGGCAACGCAATAATAGTCCGGCCATATCCAAGCGGTAATGGCCTTGTTTGTCACGCAAAAAACCACCGTCGCAATAATCGCCGTTTTCGGCATTGGTAAAATCGCAACTCTGTTCGTAACCGGACAAAATGGGATATGCGCCCATTAAATCCAATTGGCGTTTGGATATATGGAAAAATTCAAACCAATCCAAACTTTCCAATTCCGCTGATAACGGGGATGCTTTAACATCGGGGTCGTCCAAGGATAGCGGTTCGTTCCAAAAGAAACGAGCCGGGCAATAACCTAAATCGTGGACCGCTTCGATTTTCGGCAGACCCTCAATACGTCCGGTATGTTTCTTATCATCCCAAACCCTGTACGTTTCATCGTCCAAAACAATGATTTCATCTTTACGGCGGAAAACGATATAATCCATTTGGCCCGTTGTCGGGTCTGCATCGTATGTAATTACATCGTCAATCGGCAACCAATAAAAATACGGTTCGGGCAATTCGGTTGTCTGTTCCCGGGCCACGTCAACGATTAGAACGGAATTGATTTCGGATTTGAAAAATTCCCATCCCTTTGTTGACCATATTTCGGGTTCATTCAATTTGTTTAACCGGTATTGTTCCCAATCGTCACGCTGTGCAGAGTTGGAAAATTGATAATTAAACGCAGGATTGCGACCGTCAAAAATGCGGCTTAACTTGTCAAAGCAAATTTCCGTTATTTCATTTGTCTTAATGGGATAACGGAAAAGTGCTTTGAACAAAACGAATTTGTCGTGCGGCAAGATATTTTCCGCCATCGCAAGAAATTGCGTCAACGGAATGGAAATGTACAGCGAATTGAAAGACGTAACCCGTTTAACCGTGTGAAACTTAATGCGCATTTGATGCAGTTTCGCACGGCTCAAAACGGCGGAACGCTTATTTTCCGCTATTTTTTCCCTTATCTTGGCGACATCGTAACCCATAATCTTGGCTAAATTCGAATTTCGATTGTTCCGGCAAAGTCCATCCGCCGTTGTTTGGCATTTTCAATAACCGTTCCGCGTGGGAAAATTCAAATTCCCGGGTAACGCCGTTTGCAACCAACGTTACCGTGGTCGTCTTGGCATTCATCTTATTGCGCGGATGCGGGTATCAAATCGGTCAACGGGTTGAAATCGGTTGGTGCGACAATTGCCAAATCGTCGGAATAGTTGTCGGGATATTGCCAAGAAATCGCGTTGGAATCCTTTGCGTCAAAATTCCCGTGAATCAGTGAGCCGATGAACAATGCGCGAATGGGAATCGGGTAATAAGTGGTGGCGGTTGTTTGGTCCTGCACCGCTTGGATTTTTCCGTTTTCGTCAAACAGAAAAACGCCAAGATTTCCCGCGCTTGCTTCGCACATCAATTGTTTCATCACCTTGATTGTTGACTGCGGAATGGAACGCAACGAGCCGTCGAATTGGACAGGGTTTCCGCCCAATACTTCGGGGATTCCTCCCAAATCATCATTTCCGCCCGATGTCATACGCGCATCGCCGCCGGAATCGGCCGGGGCATTGATGTACGGGGAAACAACTATTTTGGAACCATCGGACGCGGCCAGCAAAGCGGTCCAAGATGCTTTCAGACCTATTGCGGCGGTTGATGTAAAACTGTTGCGGGTTCCATCGGCCTTACGCAAACGTTGGAACGCAACTTTTTGGATTTGGCCGAAATTCTCCGGGCAAGCAACGGCGGGGATAGTCGTAATTGCGGCGGCGGCCGGGCATTGACAAATTAGTGACATAATGCAAAATGTTTAATTGTTGATGTTTTACGGCTGACCCTTTGCCGCTTTCGATTGCAAATGTAGTTATTTTTTATAAAAATCGCGTTAAATCGCTTTTAATTGCAAATAAGTGTAATTCCTTAACTTTTTCTTTTAGGGCCGTAAAATCGCCCAAAAATGGCTTTAATGGACCTTAACCCCACGATGCGCCGCGTTATATGGCTTTGTATTACCGTCCGCAACTTCCTTTTCGTAAATTCCGGTCAGTCCGTCCGCGTCGTCGTCGTGCGTGTTCGCATCAAACTTCCGAAGAAATCCCGTTATATGGTCGTGGAATTTCTTATAACGCGTTTCCCATCCAAACGGCATAATGATATGATAATTGACAAAGGGCGCATTTGTAATAATCCGGGATTCCTTGTTATCACTTTGGTAGAACGGTACGGTTATCGCCCGTACTTTTTTCTTCACGGTCTTTTCAAATTGAGAACCGCCGTTGTTTGATTCAATCCACGCTTTTTGTACGCCCTTCGCGTTAATCATCCTTGGAACGGTTACGGTTGTAACCTCCGTTGATTCGTCAGTAAATTCCACATCGGTTATCAGTACGAATATTAACGGTTCCATTCGGTGTTTGGCTTCGTTCCAAATTTGATTTTCCGAACGGTACACGTCATAAGTTGCGGCAAATAGAAAATCATCGCCCGAATCCGCCACGTCAACATAACAACCGGACCGAATGTATTGGCCCCAATCGGACTTTTCCACCCACGTTTTGAATGATTGGTACAGATACGCGGTTGCATCGCCGGGGTTGCCTTGATAAAGACATTGGAAGCCCAGCGGGTCCAATTGCTTTTGTTGCAACAGGCGTTCCAAAGAATGCCGTTGCGCCCACAAAGGTTGCCCCGGTTCCCGGTTATCAATTTCCGTTGGCGCGCCCGTCTTTATTGCTTCGAAATTTACCAATACCCACGCCCCGGCAGGTATATTTTCCAAGTCAGACCATTTTTCGACAAATACAACTTTTTCCGATTCTATGATTTTGCCAATAATGTCATCGGGATTCCATCGCGTGAACACAACCAATTGTTGCGAATCATTATGCAAACGTGTCTGTGCAACTTTCGTAAACCATTCCCACGCGGCCGCGCGAATTATCGGGCTATTCGCTTCCGCAGAATCTTTGTATAAATCATCATAAATCATAACATCCACGGTCTTGGATGTTAGAGAACCGCCACGGCCCACAACGCGTAATGAACCGGTATGATTTACAATTTCGAATACATCGGAGTTGCGCAAATAATTATTGGCAATCGTAACGACATTTGAGCCGTTCAAAGTCGTTTCTGGGAATATCGCCCGATATTCGTCACAATCTATCAGACGCTGAACGTCACGGTTGAAATCCTTGGCGATTGTTGCCGCATAGGAGCAAATACAAATCTTCAAATCGGGATAATGCCCCAACATTACGGCGGGCAAAAATCGGCTTGAACCTTGTGATTTTCCGTGTTGCGGCGGGGCCTGTATGATAAGTTTCTGAATCTTGCGTTTGGCAAACAAGTCCAATACGCGGTAATACGATACGTGAAACGGCGTTGGCTGAAAAGATGTTTGCATATATTGAGCAAACCACAACAGATTGCGCCGCGCCCCCTCTTGTAAAAACATTTCCGGGTGTTCGGTCAACAACCGGGTTATTTGCATCGTATCAACGTCCATAATCAACTATCAATCCCAACTCGTGCAAAGTTCGGCCATCGTGCGTTCATAAACGCAATAACGGATTGTTGCACCCGTTCAAACTGTTCATCCGTCAAGTTCCGGCCAAGATGGATAATAATAACATCTTCGTTCGGGTCTTGCGGACCATCCGTTTTTCCAAATCCAGCCATTATTTTTTTAGCCATTCGAAAACCGCCGTAACTTTCCGCGCACCCGCTTTTGTCAAATCCCTTTGAAAATTACCGTTTTCAATTTCCCGTTTGAAATATTCTAAATCCTGTATTGCGGCCGTATCCGCGTCACTAACTTGAAAAATAATTTCCAATCTTGCTTTTTTAGCCATATCAAACCCACTCCCAATATTTTGCCTTGTCCCAAATCTTTTTATAATGCGCCCATCCGATTAAATGCCGGTTGTACATTTCATCCAATTCGCGCCCGGCCTTGGACCGTATGCGCCGCGATTCTCCCCGGAATGGCATATTATTTCCCGTTTATCGCGTCAATAACTTGCGCTAAAAGATTATCCGGCACGTTATGTAAAGATATACCCGGTTTGCTCTCTACGTCCACCTTCCCGGCTAATTCCTGTATATGCTTATTCGACCAATTTTCCGGGTCCCGATTGCACAACGCAAATATGATTGCAGTTGCATTCGGCGCGGCCTTTTTGTGAACCGTCTTTTTCTTCGTTACCGTTTCTTTCTTATCATTCCCCAAAATCGTTTCCGTTGTAACTTCGTCCCACTCATAACCGCGTATGAGTTCCGACAAAGAGCGTTTACAATCTACAACCAATTGCGAATCATACCATTCCTGGTATTCCTGTTCGGCCCTTTTGATGCGCTCAATAAATTCAACATCGGTTTTAAGATGATTGTAAAACGCCGTGTGAGATATACGGGCCGCAGTATATGCGTCTTTATGGCTTTTGCCGCTTGCAATCGCCTTGCACATTATATCCACTTTCGCATCGGTCCATTGTGGCTTCCGGCCCGGCTTCTTCTTTGGTTCTGTTTGGTCTTTCGGGGTTTTCATAACGAATCGGTTTTTGCAAAGTTAATCATTTTGCGGAATTTGGCATATCCGGAATGAAACGCCGTACCATAAAAACGCGATAGTAAAACACAATTCCCCGGCATCGTTTACAAAACCGATAGCCGGGAAAATTACGAATTGCGTTTTGTCCACAAAAAAGGTCATTCAGTCATTTTTTTCAGTTCGCCGCGCCCAAACCATTTGTCAACAAACGCCTTTATTGTTGGTATGTCATACACGCCGTTTGAAGATAGGCCCACGACAATTGCCAACATTACAACGCCCAGCCACACGGGTTGGCCAAACTCAATAAGTTTCAGTAACCACGTCAAGACGGACAATGCCGCACCCACGGCCCACGCAACAATTTGTGGCCACATTCCTTTTGTGATTTTGAATGCTCCGTTGATAACTCCGGCAATCGCAACGGTCAACGTCATAAGCAACGGGGCGACATACCAAAAAGATTCCGAAAAAATACCTTTGATAATTTCCATAACGATAATTGTTAAGTATTAAATTATGGCAAATTTACGTGTTTTTAGGCAGAAAAGAAATACAGGCGGAACCGTCTTTGCTTACCGGAAAGCCGCATAATTCACAAGTCTTTTGCGGGTCCCACCATCCCGTCAAAACATAGTGGAAACAATCGCGGCATTTTGCTTCCGTGATTAACTGTGCTTTTGCTCCCATTCTTTCAAACGTTTTCTTGCTTCCGCAACTTTGATTATATCGGGGTTTTCTGTTATAAACTGCAAAAACCTTTCGCGCCCCAATTTGCGATACATCGGCACAAAATCACGGCGGCACAAATCAGCCGGTTCCCCGGGTTCAATCGCTTTTTCCCGTCCGGTTTTCTCGGCTTCAATTGAACATTCGAAAATATCGTGTCCGCGTTTATCAACTATCACGTATTCCGCCCCATTGAATTTAAT